CTAACTAAATCCAGAAGCGCAGAACCTGTTACTGCTGCACCAGTTCCTCCCGCTCCAGCCATTAAGGCTAGAAATGCAGGATCAGTTGCTGCCTTTCTGTAAACAGACACGATTTATTATTTCTAGTAATCATTACTTATTCTATATGAATTTATTTTCAAAAAGTTTATTCAATAGGGGTCTTAATTCATGTGCTGGCGGGTAATGTCTCATAATTGCCCTTGCTTCTCTTCTCACCTCTCTAGGAATACGAGGCGTTTCTTTTGTATCTGTTAATCGAAGCAAGAATTCCCTAGCTCCGATCATCGCTTCGATCTGCTGATTAGGCTGACTAATTCTTAGCTTCATCTTTCAATTCCTGAAGGATTTTCTTAGCGTTATCTCTAACTTCCATTTTCTCTTTGACACTTTCTATATGCCAGTTGTCAGTCATATCCTGAATCATCTCTCTTCCTAATTCATAAGCAAACTCATCAGCAAGACCTGTGAAGACACAACTAGGAAATTGACCCTTCTCTAGATCAGCTCGTCCAGAGCGATCAAACAAGTAATTCATAAAGTCCGATCTATTCTGCTGCTCTTGCACTTTTCGCTTAACAAGTTCTCTTTGTTGCTTCGTTTCTGGCATGAGTGACATAGCTTACGTTATGCAAGCTTAGTCTTATCCAGTTAATAATGCTAGTTACCCTTAATCCTCTTCTACCTTTTAATTAGTAGTTTAATAGTCAATTACCAGTAGATACCAATCGCGCCATCTCCACCATCCCCACCTTTGCCACTTTGAATAGTACCGTAGTTAGAACCTGTATCAGACCAGACGGATCCACCGCCTCCTCCGTTACCACCTCTACCTCCTAACGCTAGGTTTGGTTTACTACTGTTACCTCCATTATTTAAGGCACCCCCACCTCCACCGCCGAAGCCGCCGTCTCCACCAGCAGCGATAGACCTGTGATCTCCACTTGCATTGGCGTAAGCTCCACCACCTCCAGCACCAGGACCGCCATTGCCAGCTTTCCATCCGACTGTGTATGTGTATTGACTTATGGAACCACCACCACCACCATCAATTTCCCAAGGGAACCACCAATATGGATTTCCGTTCTCTCCATTCAGATGCCTTTCGGAATCAACGAGAGCTTGCTGAAATCTTAATTGATTGTCTTCCGTGGTCCCCACTATTGGCAGCAAGTTATAAGATATACCTCCTCTCGCTATTTGACCGTCTCCACCTCTTTGCCATGCATTAGTACCTGTTTGTCCTGTATCTTCAATTGCTCCAAATATTTGAGGTATAGTGTGGGATCCTGCTCCTGACGTTGGACAACTATTCTGTGTCCATGAACCACTACCTAGATTGCATAATCTATCGTAAGTAGGAAGCATTTGTGCCCAACCGCCTCCACCTGCTGCACAATATTTTTTCATAATTATCCTAGGAGGAGGACAACCAGGACCATTTGGTGTACCAGAAGAACCTCCGCCATAAGCTGATGCTAATTGACCAGGAGACATATCATTTTGACCAACACCGCCACTGTACTGGCCTCCACCACCTCCAGCGGCGGTATAGGCATCAGTGACTCCACTTGTTGAGGCACTTCCACCTTGACCGACTTGAGTGCCATTATCTGAAGTAACCTTACTAGTAGGAGCTTTGTCACCACCGTTAGCTGTTAAATAGGTAGTTCCACCTCCAGCTAAAGTGGTATTGCCTCCATCAGTTTCAGTGTGTATTCCATCACCGCCTTCTCCGTGAGCACCGACAGTAACTGTCAATGTACCCCCAGGAGTTAGACCAGATATGATACCACTCGCATAACCACCACCTTCGCCACCTTTTAAGATACCAGAAGCGGTAGACGTGTAAGCACCACCGCCGCCGGCACCTATAGCGAACGCCCATACTTTAGTAACACCATCTGGTATTAAAAATGTAAAAGTTCCTGTTTTGTCGTAAAGCCTACGATCTCTTCTGAATAAGCCACGTCCGCCTGATTGACTATAATCTGATAATCTCATAATCGTTTGTTGCTAAATAAAAGAATTCGAAACTCTAATCATCAACTTATAATAGTTGTTAATTCGAGCTAACGAGCCAGCCACGTGTAGCATCTGCGAAGATTAATTTTACATAGCCGTCGAAGGTATCTACATATAAATCTTCTGTTGCAGACTCTATCTTCGAACTATTACGAGCTACAGTACAATACCTACTTCCTAAGACTCTTACTTCTACAAAATTACCAACGCTAGGACTAGCTGGCAAGGTTACTGTTAAGCCTGAACCATTAACAACAACTAAATCCCCAGCCACTGCTGTTCTATTTGCTGTAATCACTACAGGTGTTGCACCCGCAGAGACATCACCCCAAGTAGGCGCTGCACCGCTACCACCTGAAGTTAATACTTGTCCAGATGAGCCGTAGGTAGCTCCACCAATTCCTATTTGGCCTGAAGCTCCGATGCGGAGCCTTTCAGTATTAGAGGTTGAGAATGCAAGTGTATTATCTGCTGCTCTAAAAATAGAAGCATCTGCCGTAGGGGCTGAGCCATTAGTTCTAAGTACAAAATTATTAGCTCTTGCTGTACCTATTACATCTAGATCTGTTCCTGGACTTGCATTATTTATCCCAACCCGATTATTCGTAGCGTCAACGAAAAGTGTATTCGTATCAACAACGAGGTTACCAGTAATAGTAAGACTAGTAAGAGTACCTACACTCGTTAGAGAACTACCAACGACAGAGCCTCCCAAGGCTGTTGCGTTTAGAACGGAAACATTATTAACTTTAAAATCTAGACCAGAAGCTATGTTGACACTTTGATTAAAATCCCAAGTATCGGTAGCATTTGTCCAAAGAATTGTCTTGTTTGAGGAGGCTAGTAAAGTTATACCTCCCCCATCAGCCGTAGTGTCACTAGGACTTGATACTTTACCTATCTCTATATTTTTATCTTCTACCTGAAGTGTCGTCGTATTAATAGTTGTTGTTGTTCCATTTACGGTTAAATCTCCACTTAGCGTAAGATTTACTCCTGTTGCTGTCCCAGTAAATGCTGGATTTGCTTTAGGTGCGTAAGTACTAGTAGCTGTGGCTGTTGTTAAGTAATCTCCTAATTCTGTTTGGACATAGGCGGTAGAAGCAGCCTTTGTTGTGTTGTCATTAGCAGCGGCAGTCGGAACCGTTACCGTGCCAGTAAATGTCGGGTTAGCTTTCGTTGCTAGATTACTTATGACTACAGTTATCTCGTTATTTGAGCTGTCCTCGTAAATAAGATCCTGAACTTTTAAGTCCCCAAAAGACATAGCAATCTCTTTCTTTTTCCTTTACCTGTATTTTAGTAGAAGTCACTTAAGACTATTTTGCTATCCCTGTGTCAAGCAGTGCCCGTTACGTTCTAATTAATAGCTGAGTAGCAGAAAGAGCAACGCCTGCTTTTACGGAAGGATCTGCTGCTGTAGTTCCCAGGGTTCCACCAGCTTGAACGTAATATTGAGCTCCTGGGGTCAAAGAAGACTGGGTACTAACCGCAGAATTAATTTGGATAGTTGAGGTTTGACCATTAGTCACTGAATTTTTATTAAAGCCTATAAAGTTATGGCTGTTCAATGTTGTATTAGCTGTTGTTATAACCTTTCCATGACATTCGTCACCAGCATTACCATCGTTCCAGAGCACTATAAACCTTCTTACATTAGGAACATATTGTGAATATGGCCCTGAAACGGAAGAACCACCAGCGTCAACAGTGAGTTGCCATGCAGCTTTCTTTGTTGCACTACCATCCGAATTAAAGGTTGACCTCACTAATATCGGGTAATTAGTAGAAGTCATATAAAAAGTATTCATTTCTCCTGTATCTGGATTGAATTCTGTATGGATATTCGGTCTTACAGTACTATTTTGGTTATTACTACCTTGGTAGACTCCCGTAGCCAGTTCAATATGAGTTCCGTAAGTTATTGTTCCACCTGTAGATGTTGCGTAAGCACCCCAAAGTTTTCGATTGGTTGTACTACCTGATCTATCCAGCCATACGACCCAAGCACGATTATTAACTGAGTCCCAAGCACAACTCATAGGCCAAGCATCACCAGCTTTAAACCCTTGGTTGTAAGTTCCAGCTGTTAAGCCGTAACTACTCCCTTCGACTATAGGCATGAAGGCAGATTGGTTTATTGAACCTCCATCAGAGTTATATATAACAAGATACCTCTGAGATGCTGTGTCATAAATTGCATCTCTAACACCTGAATATTGTGGCATACTAACCATACTGCCAGAACTGGGTGTATCTAAATTAGAAGCAGCATATGAGAAAGCCTGGAACCTCGATCTTGAGTTCTCAGACCATGCAATTAATGCATGATTTAAATCTGAATTCCAAGCTATACAGACATTGTCAGCACTACCTATATAACTGCCGCCATTAGGTTCCCAAAGATCTCCAATAGTTAATGAGTTAGTAGGAGATCCACCAGATTGAGTAATTTTGCAAGCTCTAACACGTACATTACTATTAGAACCCATTATAAAAGCAACATATATAAGATTTTCATTAGTGTCATAAATTGCGTTAATGTTTTCATAGTCACCATTATTAGCAGAGAAAACTGCGGCAGTTCCCCACGTTACTGATGTACCTGAACTAGCAACTGTTCCTACTTGGTAATAACAATCTCCTCCTGCGTTCTCCTTGTGAAAGAACAAAACAACTCTTTCATTATCGGGATCGTAAACAGTGGCATAATTCCTACATCCACCTCCATCGTTAATGGTAAATTCTGATCCTTGAGTGTCACTGGCTCCTACGATTGCACTAACCGTACCATTGCTGTTTATAATTGTTGCTGTATTCGCTCCAATAGAACCAGAGGCAGTAGCCGTTATTTCTGGAGCAGTTGATAGGGCAGCACCATTAACATTAATTACGCCTGTGACATTTATGCCACCTGATTGAATTTCTAGCTTAGTTGCACCCCCTAATTGTAATTTAAGAGCACCTGTACCAGTGTCATTAAGAATACTGTCAGACGCATTATGAACAATCTCCAAACCATCAGTCGTTCCTGATGCACCACCAACGAATAACTTCTTATTGTCTATTAAATGAATATGTTCAGAAGAAGTCCAAGCATCAGTAGCGTTAACCCAATTAAATGTTTTTGTAGTAGAGCCAAGCAAGCTCCAGCCTCCACCATCGGCGGTAGTGTCTGAAGGACTGGCTACTTTGCCTATTTCAATATTTTTATCTTCTACCTGAAGTGTCGTCGTATTAATAGTTGTCGTTGTTCCATTAACAGTCAAATCCCCACTTAGTGTGAGGTTGACTCCTGTTGCTGTGCCTGTGAATGCTGGATTTGCTTTAGGTGCATAATCTCCTAATTCTGTCTGGACATAAGCAGTAGAAGCAGCCTTCGTTGTATTGTCATCAGCTGAAGCAGTTGGTACTGTTACCGTTCCCGTGAAAGTAGGACTAGCTTTCAAGGCAAAAGACGTTACTACAAATGCTGTGGATGCAGCTTTGGTACTATTATCGCCTGCCGCAGCTGTAGGAACGGTAACAGTGCCAGTAAATGTAGGACTAGCTTTTAAGGCAAAAGATGCAACGACAAAGGCTGTCGATGCTGCTTTTGTGGAATTATCTCCAGCAGTGGCCGTGGGTACAGTTACTGTTCCAGTAAATGTTGGATTACTGGTCGTTGCCAGCGTATTCACTACAACAGTGTTATCGCCTGAGCCGCTATTCCATATTAAATTTCGACATTTAAGATCTCCGTAAGCCATGAATAGGTTTCTTCTATTTCCCTATCAGTAGTTTAATTGAACTGAAGATATGAACGTCTACCCTTGAACCACTTCTGGCTCTACAGCTTCTTCTGCTTCCAAAGTATTAATAGCTTCTTGTGCTATTGCAGTTTTTAATTCATCAACTTCTTTATTGATAGTTTGAAATTGAGTGCCAACTTGCTGTTGCTCTTTCACTTTCTCAATCAATTGACGAGTAAGTTCTTTTTGGTCTGCCATGATAATTCAACACTATTCGTTGATTATAAGACTCTCCATCTATTAATGTTGTCGTAGAACTACCAATAACTAAGAAGTTGGTTTTGTAGGCCAAGTCAGGCCATCTGCTTCCCAAGGAAATCCACTTTGATCTGGTAAATCTCTTAGGGCTTGTCTATAAGTTTTCCATTCTGCTTTCTTGGAATCTGTTAAATCTGGTGAATTTACTGTCCATTCATATTTATTAAGCAGCTCATCTCTTTTTCTTCTTACTTCTATTACTTCATCTGGAGTATTAATAGTTTTCCATTCTGCTGCTGTCCTATATTGTGCCCAATAATTAGGATTAGATAGTAGCTTTTCTTTTAGAGTAGGCTCTACTTCTTCTTTAGAAGTGAAAGGCAACTTAGTTTCTGGATCGTAATCAGGCATGTTACATTCCCATTTCGTTGTTCCATCGTCTTGTGTTGCGATCCACGAAGACTCGAAATCGTCAGAAACTGTAACTGTAATGGTTGCTCTTGAGAGTGCGCCTTCTGAAATTTTTGGATCAAGCATCAGATTCAACTCCTAAAATTTTTATGTAATCAGAGTGAGCACCATATTTTTTGACCACACTTCCAGCTACTAAATGTATTTTTGTGGCTGGAATAGAGTAAAAGACACCGTTACTTTGATAATTACCATTTAGATATTTTGGTGCTCTTTGATCATTAACACTGAATAATCTTGTTTCATCTCTTTGAATTATTCCAATAAATTTTTTCCCTGCTGGGACGGTGTAAACAGTCAAATTGTTTGTACCGCTATCGTTTCTAATGGTAATTTGAGTGCCAGCTTGATACGGTGCTCCAGTCGTTGCACCACCACCTGCACCACCTGATCCTGAACCTGTTAAAGCCATAATTAATTAAGTACTAAGAATGCCAGTTACACGAACATCAAATGTTCCATAGGAACTTGATGCTGCGGTTCCGTCATAGTCTAGGAACAGAGTGCCAATTTTCCAGTCAGTCTGAAAATTACTAGGGTTGTTACTAGTGCTACCTCCATTGTGCTTCCATTGTAGGCGTTTTACAGTCACACCAGAATCGGTTCCTACCCTTCCTGTTCCTGTTATTGTATCCAGATCCATAATCCAAGTACCATAATATGTTTTCAACATCCAATACCGACACCCCGAATCAGTCGGAGTTATACGCTTCATTGGATGGAAACCTGAAGTCCAACCATATCTGTAACTAGTGGTTCCTTCATGGAGTCGCCATCTAAACCAATCAACATTGGTATCATTCCATTTTGCGGCCAAACTTGGATAATTAGATCCACCTTTGTTTCCTGAAATTAATGAACCAGGATTTGCTCCTAAATCAATTATTTGTACTCCTGATTCAGTTTCTTGAGTGTCGCTTCCCTCTACAAACATCCACAAGACGTAATAATTTCCATTTGTATTTTTAACTATTTGTGCATAAGACGGCCTGTTTCTATAGCTACTACTTTGAGCGCAAAATGAAGTACCTTGTGCATTGTGATGTGACCATTCAATAGTATTACCTGTCGTAATATCAGTTAATGCACATTGGTTTCCACTAGATGCAGACAGATTTTTAGTAAACATATAGTTATCCATAATACTTATTTGTGACTGCTCATTGCTGTAGTTATTCATAACATCGTTACCACTACCGTTGTAGTTCTTTACCATCTTGTCAGAGGTATATGTATTTGTATGGGTGTCATATATATCAAATTTACTCATCGTACCGCCTGTCTCGTAAGGTCTTACTAAATACCTATTACTGACCCCTGATTGCCAACCTTTTCTATCACTCTTCTCGCCAACTACTTCCGTTGAGCTCCCTGCTGAATCATCATAAAACCATAATTTATTTGCTCCAGAATTTGCTTGTGCATAGTATGCGTACCTTGAAAAATACAAATCATAAGCATCTTTACCAAACATATTTCCAGCAGGCCAGCATGTTATTCCATTACTGAAGGTACTAGCGCTAGGGATTGCACCACCGCCTGAACGCCATGTTCCTTGTCGATCAGCAAAACTAGAGTAATCTAGTAAACCATATTCGGTCGCATCTTCATGATCAACAGGAGGATCAAAAAATTGCGTTGATTTTATTTCCCAATATTGTGTTTGACTTGTGTGGTTTCCCTGGTTATTGCAAATCATTCCTGTCCAAGCAAGATCCTGACCAGGTTTCATCTTTATTTCTTGACTAGCTTTTAATAATTCTGTTCCAGATAATGTTTCTGTTGTAGAGGTAGAGGCTATTTCAATATCATCAACTGATAAAGATACTTTCTTACTAGCAGTAGTTTTTATAGCAACATCTCGAATTACCGCTGTCTGAGAACCAGTAGTAGAAGCAATGACTATCCCATTGGCCATATCACTATAAGTTATCCCTTTATTGCTGTAAAACTCATGTATTGTGTCAGTCATCTGCTATTAGCGTCCTTAAGTAGTCGATCTTATTCAATATTAGCGCAGCCAGGCTCTAGAAATACATAAGCAATGAGGCATAACTCGAGCCGCTTACTAAGGGTGCTCCGTTAACTGTGATAGCACCGATAACGTTAAGACCTGTACTGGTAACCTCCACTTTTTTAACTGCATTATGGTATAGCTCTACAGCTCCGTCCGAAATAAATTTAGCTATATCTTCATTCCCAGCAGCATTAGTTATATCTAAGTAATTAGTTTGAATAACTAAATTGCCTGTTCCAGAGTCTTTTATATATGAGTTCGATCCATTATGGTATATTTCAACCCCATCTGAACTTGTTCCAAATATTGCTTTTGCATTATCAGCAAATTCAAGAGCGTTATCTGACTTGTCCCATACAACATTATTTGCTGCCCCAGAGAATTGAACATCACCATTAATAGTTAAACCAGTAAGCGTTCCGACGCTAGTTAAAGAGCTGCCAACAACTGAACCTCCTAGAGTTGTTGCATTCAGAACGGAAACATTATTAACTTTAAAATCTAAACCAGAAGCTATGTTGACACTTTGATTGAAATCCCAAGTATCAGTTGAGTTTGTCCAAAGGATAGTCTTATTTGAAGAGGCTAATAAAGTTATACCTCCGCCATCGGCAGTAGCGTCTGAAGGAGTTGATACTTTGCCTATTTCAATATTTTTATCTTCTACCTGAAGTGTTGTTGTATTTATAGTTGTAGTCGTTCCATTTACCGTAAGATCGCCACTGAGTGTAAGATTAACTCCTGTTGCTGTACCAGTAAAAGCAGGGCTAGCTTTCGGTGCAAAACTAGTGACAATAAATGCTGTTGAGGCTGCTTTTGTAGAATTATCCCCTGCTGTTGCTGTTGGAACTGTTACTGTACCAGTGAAAGTAGGACTGGCTTTTGTAGCAAAAGACGCTACTACAAATGCAGTAGATGCAGCTTTAGTAGAATCATCTCCAGCGGCAGCAGTGGGTACTGTTACTGTTCCGGTAAAAGTTGGATTAGCTTTAAGCGCAAGATTAGCGAGATCAATTGTGACATCAGATCCTGAATTGTTATACAGGAATTGATCTATTTTTAGTTTTCCGTACTGTGGCATTTAGAGAATCACCCATATTCTGTTAGCAGGGACCGTGATAACGGCTCCATTTTGAATAGTCATAGGACCAACTGATACGGCGTTTTTGTCTCCATCACCGTCACCAATAGTGTATGAAGTTGTGACCGTGTACTGATTTTCCAGAAACGACTCATCAGTTCCACCACCCGATCCACCACCACCACCACCACCTACAGCAGTCCAAGCGTTGATTGATCCAGCTAGGTATATTTTAGTGCTTGAATCAGTTGCGTTATGCCACCAGTCACCTTCGTTCATACCTGAAGAAGGAGCTGAGTTTTGAATATAAACCTTACTTCCGCCTACAGCTTCCCAAGCACTGCCGTTCCACATTTTAAGCAGGCTGTTTGTGGTGTCGTACCACATATCTGCCGTCTGAGCTGTTGGTGCAGAACTAGCTCGATAGATCCAAGGAGTATTTAAACGATCACTAGCAATATCCAATTCACTTGGATAGCCATTGATATAAATTATCGGTTTACGTGTTGCCATTTACTTCAGTTGTACTGGGACATCAATATTTAAGGCAAGAGTATTTGCAGTCAATGCCTCTCCAACTAACACTAAATATTGACCACTGCCTGAGGGAGGAGTCGAAGATATTGTTCCCGAGCCGCTAAGGAAGTAACGATTTCCTGGCGTTAAGTTTCCTCCGCTCCAACCTGTTAGATCAATTTTTCCTGCAAAGATTAACTTAGCAGTATTGTTTGCTGTGACAGCTTCCAATACTAACCCAGCCACTGTTGCTATGTCTCTCGTAGAACTATGTATTGCCTTCGCAATCTTTCCGTTGGCATTGATGTAGACAACGTCACCAATCGCTAGGTTCTCGGCTGCTGTTAATTCGATTTCCAGAGCAGAGCCACCTCCCATCCCAGCAATTGCAGTTTGAAGTGCAACCAGGGCTGAGATGATGCCTCCGGTGTTGTTGTTATACGCTGTCGTCACTGTTCCTCCCGCTGCGACAATGCAAGCTGTAATGGCAGATATAATTCCACCAGTATTTTCAGGATAAGCCGCCATTCTTCTATTCTAAGAAGTTCTAAGGAACGATTACTGGAGCGGTGTTTGATCCTTCTTTTACTACTTCAATCATCGGGTAATTAACACCACCAATTGTGACCGTACTTTCGAATTGTTGAGTCGTTGCATTGAATATTCTGATCTCTTGCGTACCTCTTTTACACCACCAATCATTCTGTCTACACCAACTTGCTTCTGGCTCTTCATGATCGTTCCAGAGCATTGGCCTAGCATCAGATCTAATGTTATTCCTAACATCAGTACCTGGGAATAGTTCCAGACCCACGACTTCAGCAAGAGCTAATGCATATCGATCGTAGTTTACACGATGTCTTGCGTTGTACTCGTCATAGACTTCATCAGTAAATTGGCGTTCCATGCTGGAGTCAGTCAGCATTCCCCTCGGATTAGTTCCGTAATATTGGGTAGGGATGTCATTGGGCTCGTACCAAGGAATGCCACACTCCCATCTCATCGCATGGATATGTTTACATTCCCTGCGATTATCAATTCTGCCTTGTAATGAACGCCACTGCCTGTAATAACCAGCACCTTGACTCTCCCATGCCGCTTTAACATTTCTACTTGCGTTTGGTAACGGGAACATATCTTGATCAACTTCGCCTTTTGGAAACTCAAGGTTGGCTAATGCTCCTCCGAGATGATCAGGGCAGCAACAGAATAGTTTAGTTGATGAACAGAGATGGCGACTTCCTCCTGTATTCCAGACATTTGGATTAGCAGGATCGTATGGAAGTTTCTTCCAGTAAATATTTTGATTATATTGAACTCGCCCGTACGCTCTAGATAGATCAAACACTAATGTCATTGAGCCGGAATTAGCAGCGATCAATGTTAATGCAACACTCCCTTCAGGCTTCGATATCACATTATCTGGGTACGTTGCTCCGTCCGCTGTATCTTCGAATTGGTCACCAATAAATATAGAGAAGATACCAACTTGAGCCGATGTTAAGACTCCGCTGACGTTATAAGTGAGTGTGTGGTTAGAGGGATCTGGATCACTCGTATTCGTGCTGATCTGCGATGAAGTTAGAGGTTGAGGCAGGATGATACTTCCCCTAGTCCTTTGTCCTACATACCAAGTTCTTTCAGGGCTAGTCTCACTTGGAAACATCGTGACGATATCTTTAGAGACACCACTAACTGCTCCTGTTGTAAATCGACTATTGCTATAGATTGATAAATCGTCCCAACTCCTTCCCGTACCAAAATAATAAGCCTGTCCTAATTGCCATCTTTTATAATCAGATTCTCGATTATATGCTTCTAATATTGTTGGAAATTGAGCTGTACCGTATAAGCCTAATCCTTTACCTCTAGATGGATATAAGCCCTTAGCTTTATTTAATCCAAGTCCTTTTGTGACCGGCTTTAGTCCGAAACCTTGACTTAGGCTTCCTAGACCGTTTGCCATTGTTAGAAGCCTGATCTAATACCTTGCATGCTAGGTGATCTATCTCTGTCTCTGTTAGAACGAGCCGACACAGATCTCCTTCTTGATCGATCAGAAACAGCCGTGTTACCTGATCGAATATCAGTTCTTCTAGACCCTGGAGATCCTCCAATTGTAATTCCGCTACGAAGCCTTGATGTCTCATCTTCTCTCTGTGCATCGATATAAGAGTCAGCTTCCCTTCTCGCAGCCTCGTAATCAGCTTTCAATGTTCCATACCTAGATTGCAATTCCCCATACCGAACACGATCTTCTTCCCCTAGGTCATTAAGGGATGACATATCTCTAAGTGAGGCATTGTACAAGTCCTGGTACTCCCTATTAGTACTTCTATATCCCATATCTCCCACTTCAGAGCCGTAATCTCTTCCTGTGCCCGTGCCTATAGCCTTAGTTGTTGATAGTGGATTCATCGTCTCATCATCTTCACCTTTCAATGTTTCGGTTGGATCCTCTCCCATATATGTACCAATATCTCCCCCTTGAGTAGGATCCTCACCCATGTATGTCCCAGCATTTTCTACACAAGCACCAGCACTGTTTCTCTGGTATCCGGTAGGACATTGCATAGGATCTTCGTCTTCCTCTTCCTCTCCTATGACTTCTGGCACGCATTGACCAGCAGCATTTCTCGTCTGACCCATTGGGCACCTTTCTTCCAAGCCTGTAGCTCTACATTGAGATCCATCCCATACATATCCTTCTGGACATTCTTGAGGTAATGTATTCGGGTCAGTTTCGCAATTACCAGCAGCATTTCTCCTTGTACCAACCGGACATACTTCTTCCTCGGGAATATCTCCTTCGTCTACACATTCACAATCTTCATTTTTAGTTTGTCCTTCTGGACACGCCATCATGTTGCATATTGTAATATCATCGACACACTGACCGTTCTCTATTCGTTGGCCCTCAGGGCACTCCGTAACTGCATCATTTACACAAATACCATTTTCTAAATGTTGCCCAGTAGGACATGTCTCTGTACCTCGATTTAGATATTCCTCGGATCGTCGGATATTAGCTAGAACCTGTTCCCTTGTTTGACCGCGTTCGTTTATATCATCTAGCCAGTACTCCCTACCTTCCTCACCTAAGTTACGCCCAAGTTCTGTTTTATAGGTATCACCCAACCATTTCTCATCACTTCTATTGATATTAGCTTCAACATCCTCTCGTGTCTGATTACCACTAACTAACTGTTCCTTCCAATAAGCAATTCCTTCATCGTCTGGATCCCTGTCGAGGATATTTTCGTATAGACCATCTAAATAATCTTCTGCTTGTGTTGAGAATTCGTCAGAACGACGGATATTAGCCGAGACTTGTTCCCGTGTCTGACCACTTGCTAAATCCTTTAACCAATACCCCATACCTCCACCGTATGGATCAGCGTTATCATCAATATTGTCTCGCGTACCTCGATCTAATCCTGATTGATATTGTTCTTCAATAAATGCTTTATTGCTTTCTAAATTTGAAGCCTCGTCTGATTTTTCGACATTAGATCTAATATCATCAAGAGTTTGTCTGCCTGATTCAAGTTCTTCATACCAATAATCTTCTCCACTTTCATCAGTATTCCTCTCTAAGACATCTCGGTAAATATCATTAATAGCTTCCCTTTTTCCTTGTTCACTGTCTGGTGGAATATAAGGAAGCGAATATTCTGGACCTGATTGTGCATCGTTAGTCGATGACGCTGAAGCAGTATTACTTGAATTCAGATTATTGGTTGCACTGTTCAGCTCATTGTCATATGTCTGCTGCCACTCATCTACTTCTGTTTCTTGTTGCTCCTGAAATTCGTCACTTCTTCTAATGTTATCGAGGACATCAGCCTGTGACTGTCTGCCTGATGTTATTTCATTAGTCCAATAGTCCTTTCCTGCCTGGTCTGCATCACGACCTAACTCTTCTTTGTAAGTCCTCTCTAAGAAGTCCTTCGCTTCTTGAGTTCGTGACGCTTTGACTTGTTTCGCTTCGTCAGTATTATCAAAAATTTGAGCAATTTTAGCCGCGCTCGTTTTTCCAGAATCTAATTCTGCTTTCCAATATGCTTTACCTGCTGCGTCTGGAACCCTACCAAATTTCTCTTGGTAAAGTTGGTCTAGGTAAGCTCCGCTGTCAGCAAGGGATGGCATGATTTAGAAGAATCCGCCTTGAGCGAAAACATGAACTCTGGTATTTGCGCTAGGTGCCGCTATAGCTTGATCAACTCCGACATATAGCAATGCGCCTGAAGGAATATATAAACCTGTATTTTTCTTATCCAACTCATTTGGATAGGTATTAACTGTTGCAGCAGGGCTAGCTAGGTTTGGCACAGGAACAGATAAAGCAGGTAAGGGAACATTCGTTCGGTCACCTTTAGCAGTTGATGCTATTGTTGCCCCTGCGACGTATGCCGTATTTGCTGTGGTAATACTTGCAGCAGTTGTGGCCGTACTCAGAAAAGCTAGAACAGCGCGTGCGGTTGTGCTTGCTTCAAGTGCGAGGATTGACAAGCTATCTACGACTGCTCCATCATTTCCTGAACAATCGACAACTAACACGCAACCTGCCGAACTAGGTGTATTAAGGTTTGTTGCTGTTGTTAATGCCGCAGTACCTCCAATCGTTGCGAAAGAATGTAGTGGCCTGTCGACCAACAGTGGCATTTTGTTTGAACTACTCGTTGCCATTTAATTACTCATCTATACAAAGTTTACTGAGAATTGAATCCAAAAATTTCAAATTAGAAATTAGAGACATCCCTGAGAGGACCAGTATTCATTAGACCAATCGAGGTGCTCATTCCTTTTTTGGATTGTTTATCATTTGTCCTCTTAACTCTCCCAGCTTTTTCAACAGGAACAGGAGGAGGATCAAAGGACGACCCTCTCTGATTAGGTCTCGTGAATATAGGCGTTTCGTTATTAATAATCTGTTCCCCATCGCCGTAAGGATTTCTCCTTACAACTTGATCTCCCTGCATTGAGCCTGCTGGATTAACTGGAGCAGGGATCGGCTGGAATGATCTAATATTTGTTGGATTATTAGGGACGCCACCTTTAGAACCGGAAAGGAAATTATTAGCTTCCCTTTCTTTCCTCTTGTCAACATACCATTCATTTGGCCTGAAGGATCTTTTTGCTCCTTCTTTGTACTTCATGTGATCTGCTTTTTTTGTCATGCCACAGATCCTCCGCTGAGAGTTTGGAATACATACTCTGGAACTCTCTTCCTAGCAAATGATGCAACTAATTCATCAGCAGGACTAACAACGTTACCAGGACTTCCTCCTTCCCAAGTTGCCTCTAATCCAGGTTCTCCTCCAATCACGG